GGAGAATTTACTTTTTCTTCTTTGGGAAACCCGCTTTCATGTTGGCATAAGCCTTGGGTGAAACAGTAGACTTTGATTTAGTTCGACTTGTACCCGCCTTTTTACGTGCGTTTATGTTTGCATATAACCCTTTTTTAGCCATCTGATCACCCAAAAGTACGTTGATACGGTTCATTTCCTGCAAACTCTTCCCACATCTGCATCACCTTTTTGTCATATGATGGGTCAACAGATCGCAAAAGATTGCCATGTTGGTCAGTTTTTAAACTTGCTGCTTCAATATCAGCTTTGGTTAAGCCGGATGGTGCAGCACCACCGTCGATTGGCAGCTTTTTAGGCGCAACAGCTTTAATGATTAATTCACCAAACTCTATGATGTCTGCATTGGTCGCCAATTGTGCAGCACGTTCAGCGTCATCAGCACTCATATTGTTGCGAACAAATCCCTCTAGGTTTTGAATACGCTGTTGTGCGTTATCACCTAATCGGGCTAGTTCAGACTCCCGACTAACCTGTTCAACAGCTTGATCTTGTGCTGTCATCAATGCCCATGCCTTATCAAAATATTCTTGAGACATATTCGACTCATCAGCAAAGGTCTTCAGCTCAGCAAACAATGCATCATCGTTATCAATACCCTCTGGCATTGCATAACCGTCCTTTGGCGCACCTGTAAATCCACCAAACTTCTTTTCTAAATCTTTATACGCTGCCGCTTGGTCACTTACGGATTTATACTTTCCTGGTATGTACCACTCAGGCCGATCTCCTGCGCCCTTGATTCCTTCTGCGAGAAAATATTCGTTCTCTTCAAGCGTTGGCGGTGGCGCACCCAGTAAACTCTCTGGCGCTGTTTCAACAACTTCAGCCTCTGTATTCTCTTCACTCATATCATCTCCACGGCATATCAATGATTTGTCTGTGTTTCGGTAGGGTTTGATGCTTTAGTAATATCTCTAATAGTTTACGACCACCGTTCAATAGAGATAAATCGTTAACAGATATCCACTCAACGTGCTGCCCGTACTGATAACAACGAAAGGCACGGAATTTATAAAAGTATTCGAAGTATTCAAAGCCGTATTGTTTTCCCAGTTTATCAAGCCATTTGAAATCAAAGCCTGTTTCGATTAATTCAGCTTTATCTTTTTTATCAATGCTGATTTTTATTTTTGTTTTCTGTTCAGTCATAGAATTTCCGCTTGCGTCACCTGATTAATAATAAATTTAACAACACCCGCCTCACCGTTTTTATATGCCGCCTCATAACTAATATTCGTTGATGCAAAACTAACGTCATTGTTAAAGATAAAACGCTTGGTTAAATCTTCTATTAACCGTTGTCCGTTCTCACCACTAAATCCACGATGATATGCACGAGCCAGATCAGCAGCATTCGATCTAAATTCCTGTTGTTTGCGCTTGGCATCCTTTGAGCTAACATTCTCAACATCACTCCAAGTCATTGCGGCGGTGCCGGTTGCGATACATTCATTCCGGCTTGTGCAGCTTGCGCCCCTGCTTGGATAATCTGCGCCTGTTCAGCAGGTGTTCTCAATATTTCCGCAGGTACACCCATTTTGCTACCTACCCACTCGCCTAGCTTTTCGAGCTTAAAGCCTATCTTCGCTTGATCTGGCCCTGCGTTCTGCATCACAAACTGTATCGCTTGGCTAACATTGATAACGTCTTGATCATCCTGTGATCGCGCTAGAGGAGATGTAAACTTGATCTCGATTGTTCTGTTATCCAATTGGATCGGGCTGATTAGCCCCCTCCTTGTCAGAATAAATATCACACGCCGCAGAATTGGCACTAGCACCTCAGTCTGTAACCGACCAAAAGCGCTACCAATGCGCTTTGCCAACTCTCTCGACTCGATTGCCACTTCAGTTGCGGAGCGAACAGGGCTAGTCGGATCACGTAGATCGTTAAACAGTGCGCGTCTAATCGATGCAGACATATCTTCTATGTGAAATTGCGCTAACGATAGGTTCGCCCCAGTATCCAATCGCTGTAAGCTAGGACTGCTAGTGTTATTTGATCCAACAGGGATAACCACACCGGGGGATATCGTCATTGTGTATGGGTTGGTCACGCCATCATCTGTTGCTGTATACATTCCCGCGAGATCAATAGCCGCCTTGTGCATGGACATTTCTTTGATCTTGTTTAGACTCTTGGCATCAGCTAAACATTGCAATGCAGGGCCACGCCCTCGTATCTCACCCGCGCATTTACTGTAACGACCACTAACCCACGGACTGGACACCCCAAAGTCTTCCATCCACGATATGCGCTCTTCACCCTTCACCCACACGCAACCGTAATAGGTTTTTGTTTGTGGGATAAAAACAACGCCCTCGCTAATTTCAACGTGCGAGTCAGGGTCATTCTTGATCATGTCTTGTATAGTTTGGCTAGGTTTAAAGCCATCCCACTGTCGAGTGAGGTTACGCGCTTGCACTTTAAATTTACGCCAGTGTGTCTCGATTGTACCCTCTGGCCCTTCCTCAAATGCTAATCCAACCTGTGGTACTGCATGGAACACTAGCGGCATATTGTCATCGTCTTGGTCATCAACACGAATAGTTGACGTACCAATCAACAGCTCAAGACTTGCTTCATAAAATTGCGTAGCAAAGTTTGATCGGTTGATGTAATCAAAGATGATGTCTGATTGCTTATCTAACTGCGCTTGTATCTCTTCAGTTGACACGCCTTCATTAGCTTCAATTAGTTCCTCAAAGTATTGCGTCGGCTGCAACACTGCCCACCGTGACCAGATGGGCGCTATGTTCTCTTGTAACTTTGATGCACCTTCTTGGATAGCCTGAATCGGCACAGAGTCGAAGATGTTTTCCATTTTGTTACTGCCACGCGCTTTGCTGTCAAAGAGGTTCCGGTTAGGCAGAAAATATTCATAGCAATCGTCTAGCTCAGAGCGCCACGCTTGCATTCGCTCGAACGCCCTAGACTCACGCTCCTTTAAATCGTTGAGTGTGCCCAACTCCTTGGGCAGCTTCATCGACCACCGCCGCCAAACATTCTAAAATTACCGTAATTTCTAGGACTAGCCGTTGCTTTAGCCTTTGGTGCTGATGCTTTTGCCATAAGACTTGCACTGCCCAACTTGCCCCTAGCCGCAGCTTTAAGCCTTTTTTCACCCTTGCCTATCTCTTCATCAAGTAACGTCTGGTTACGCGCTTGCATCGCGTTCTCTTGCGCTGTTGGCCCAGGTACTTTAGGTCGCTTCATGAAACCCATGTGTTCGCCTCACATATTTAAGTAATTGCCAGGGTGTCCAGATGAATGGTTTATTGATTCCTAGCATTTGTTTAGCGTGACCAGTACAGGTATTCAACATAAACAAAGATTTAGTCCCTGCACTCTCATCACAACTAATGACTAACCCGCTGCCGATTATATCTTTTATACTCTGGAGTGTATATAACTCGACCCGCGTGGTGTTTCGACTGTAAATTATGAAATGCTGACGATATGCTTTGATTATAAAACAATGCCGTATGCCCTCTTTGAGATACTTCGAATACCAGTGACCATCATCATCAGTGAAGCAGATGTATAGCTTCTCACCACACATTTACTTTAACCTTTGCTTGGTGAATCTGTGGTCGCCTACCTGATGCCATTTGCTCTGTCCAACCCAACGCTAGTGTTTGCAACGCATCAGCACCATGACTCGCCCAATCATGTACTGGGTTATCACGAAAGCAGTTGTGCTTTGCATCCCACTCTCTGTGATACGAGCCTAGGCAATTCAGACCATGCTCTGCCTTATCTTCATCAATCCATAGACGCGGGAATAGCCGCCTGATTGCCTGTATGCCCTCTGCTTTCTTGGCGGGACGTTGAACAGTGCGGAACACAATACCCATGTCTCGCGCTGTATCTTTTCTGCTTCGACCTGTTGACAGCTCCCTGACTTCGATATCGTGTGGTGCTAAGTGCGTGCCAAAGGTTACAGTGTTCTTGACTGCATATTGCTGTAGCCATTGGATGTAATGCTCCATGCCCTTGCCGCTATTCTCATAATACCCAATCAACCGCAGCTCCTTACCATGCGATTGCATAAGCCAGATGCACATATTGTCCGATATACCTAAGTCCCATGCAGTATGTACTGCAAGACTAGGTTCAATAGGTAGCCGACAGATGCGCCCTTGTTCCTTTGCCATTGTGATCTGATCAGCAAAGTAAGCACCAGGTATCAACGCCTCGAAAGACCCATAGTATTCCTGTTGAATTAGCGCCTCTTCAACGCCCTCGTCACGCTCTTGCTGTATGATTTCATTAGTTATTACAGGTGTGCCATCGTCGCGCTGTGTGTCAATTACAGACAGGTTTTCGCAGAACCAATCACTCGACTTGCGAGCCATGTTATACAAGCTATGCCCGTGATTCTTACCCCTGGGAGTATAGATAAAGATTGCCCACCCGCCGTTCTCTGCAAGCATTGGGCGTATATAGTTCCACGCATTAGGATCACACAGCGACCACTCGCTAAACACCACGCCCACTGGATTTGCACCGACTAAGTTGTCGTAGTTATCGCTACCTGTTAGCTGCCAAGTACTGCCATTCACAAACTCGATAGACATTTCTTGCGTGCTAGTTCGGGTGCGTACTTGTTCGGGGAATACTTGGTCGAGAATCTTGCGCCCATAGCCATCGATTCCGTTCCAGATGGCTCGACGCGCTTGCGTTTGCTTGGGGAATAGATGCCAATAATTT